TAAATTGTATATTCCGCCTGGTGTTTTAGATGCAGCTAAATACAATGCAGCTCGTGGATTGAACTTACCATTAGATGTAATAGCACTTGCGCCATCATAACGCGTATCCAATGATAATCCTAGTGCAATATTAGATTTTCTCGAACGAAAGTCGTTGTATATCGTGCCAGGTATGTTATATGCTTGTCGAATTGGCGATGTTGAATATGTAGATAATGACCCACCTCTATTAATTAAATTGGTTAGTATTGGTGATAATTGGGTAATTCCGGTTGCAGCAGCTGCTGTTCCAAATATTGTAGCAGCAATGTTAAGTGGCTGAACATCGCGATTAGAAAATATTGTGTCTTCGCTTTGTTTTTTGCGAAATGCCTCAGCTGCTAATTGAAAATTTGCAACCCTAGTGGCTGTGTTGAATGTGTTGGTGTCAGCAGAAACTGTTGTGGAATTACTTGTTCCGGTATTATTTGGATTATATTTAGGCTCTGTTAACTCACTCATGTTGTTATCCGTTTATTCCTTGATTAAACTTAAAGTTTGCGGCACTTGCTGCGGCTGTAACATCGTAGTTAACTTCAACTTTCATGTTTCTCAATGATGCCATGATTGCTGCAGCTATTGGATCTGGATCGACGACAGACATACCACCACCACCACCGGTTAATGTACTTACCGCGGAATCTAATTTACCTCGTTCGGTGCTAGCTAATAGGGCAGCTCCGTCAGATACCGTTGCAAATTTATCTGCAGGGTGAAATTGTATCATGGCATCATTAACTAGCATTGCATCTTCACCAGTAGCCGTAGCAGTTGCAGCTACCGTTGGTTCCTTTGGCTCTGTTTTTGCTAATCCAGCTGGGGTTCCTAAGAAAGTTTGCTGAGCTTTAGCTCCTGTGTCTGTAACAAACTGTTTTAAAGTTGTTCCAACTAATGGTATATATGTTAAAAATTGCTTAAGTGCTTCGTTTGATGAGGCTACAGATCCGCCTAATATTTGTAAACTTCCTAAAGCTTTCGTAAAACCTGGGGTTACAAAACTCTCCATGTACTTTCCAACGTTTTCATATGAATCAGCTGCTTCAGTTCTTGATCCGCTAATTGCTGCAGTTTGTGAAGTATCTGTTTCTTTTAGCATTACGTTGATTCCCGCTGTACGTTCTCTCGCCAACATATCAGCATATAATTCGTCAGTCGTTTTTTGCCCTGCTAAATCCTTTAGCTCGCTAATAATTTTTTGTTGGGCTTCAGGTAATACTTTCATAGCTACTGTGAATTGCTCTGGGCCCATTTTTAGTAAGTCATCTAGTTTAGTTTGGTCTAATCCACCCTGTTGCATCAACTTTTGCATTTGACGTTGACGGGTTAACTCTGCTACCGTAAATCCGGTTAAATTAGCTAATTGTTCTTTAGCATAATAATTATTTCCGTCAAGAACATCGCCTTGAGTTTTCAACAAATCGTTCATTGCTTCAACTTGTTTTTTAGGATCTCCGGTAAGTTTTGCTATACGTAAATTTTCAGTAATACTTTCATTTTTTTCGTTGGTTAATCTTTTGCCACTTAATAATTGATATTCTAATTCGGCGCCAACAGATTCTTCGATATTCAACATTTTAGTTGCCATTTTTTCAATTTTTGCAAATGTTGTTCCTAACAGTTTAGCTTTAACTATAGATTTTTCTAAAGAACCTGGCATTTTATTATATGTTGTTTGAATATCAGCACCTAATTCTGCAATTTCTGATACAATTCCTGCAAATGTTCCTGACATTCCGGTTGCTTTATCAAATGATTCTGCCCATTTTTGTGTAGCATCTAATAATGCTAAACTATTTTTTCCAGAACCAGCTGCATATAATTGGTAGCTGTTTGCAGCATCGCCAGTTAATTTTAGATGTTCTGTTAAAATTTGATTGGTACCTAATAATTGTATATCAAACCCAGCTTTAAATGCATTACCAGCTTCACCAGCTTTTGCAATCATCTTTGACATTCCAGGCAATATTTTGTTTACGTTTTGTGCATATTTTCTAACATTTTCACCGCCAGTATTGAGACCTTTTGAAAGGGCATCATATTTTTCACCTAATTCTGCAGCTGCTAATGATGTTATACCAAATGACGCATTTAATGATTTATTTCGTTGTTCTAGAAATGTTGCTGCTTTAACTACATCAAGTATGTGTGTTTCAAATTGATCATATACTTTAGCAGTTGCATTAATACCGGATTGTAACGATAAATTTTCTTGGTTTAATGCAGCTTGTACCTTGTAATAATCTTTTGCAAATTCCGTAAGGCTTTCAGCAGCACCACGTAAATTTTCTAAGATTGTATTTACTTCAGCGGCACTCGCGTCAGTTTTGGTTACATACTTTGGTGGTGGCCCTGCCATACCATGCCTAGGTTGCAGTTTTAATACGGAAATTTCAGGAAATATCACATCATGTTTCATATACGTATAAATATTAGTTATTTGAATTTACCAGGATGTTTTGATTTTGCTGGTGTTTTTGTTTCCGCCGGAGTATCTCGCATTGCTATTATTTGATTAACTTTGCGTGTCCACAGTGATCGTATGTGTACCGGCATATGATACACAGTATCCCAATCCCATCGACCTTCGCCAAACCAAATTAAATTGAATATGTTTTCATGTAGTACAATTTGATGTTCAGGTTTAAACCCAAAAAAGGTCGCCTCCAATTTGAAACCCGGCAGTAAAGGTGCCTCCTGCTTCACCTGGAAATTCAGCTTCTAGTTTTATACTAGGCATATTATCTGCAATATATTTGCGAAACGTTTTTGATTCCGTTGGAGTCATTTGATATCGTATGAAGTGCTCAATATCATGAAGTTCACGACTACCATTAACCTCTTTAATTGATAATTTTAAAAAATCTGAAACTGCATGATCATCAGAAATTGTTTCAATCTCGTGACGTGAAATATACTTAAATTTAATTGCAATTCCTTCTGCTGTATAAGTAAACTCACCTGCAGCATTTGATTCAATGGTCATTGGCTTAATTTGTAAGTTAGCTAAGTTCATTGTTCGTTGTACCATTTTTGCCGGAGTAACCGTTGAATCTAAAACAGTAACCGGATATTCAGGTCCATATCCATGCACTTTTGCTGCGATAATCATGGCTTCTTTATCTGCTATAATTAATGTATCCACATCAATTGAATCTAAAACCAATGATTGAACTAGTTTGTCTAATACAATACCTTGTTTAATATAAGTGGAATTAGTTAGAATATCTTCGTCATATGCCGTCATATACCGCATTTCAACAACACCCTTTCTCAATGGACTTGATTCTTGATATACTTGACCATTGCTAGGTAATGGAACCATGACTGATGGTACAGTGCTTCGTTGTTTGTTCTCATACTGTTGTTTTGCTAATTCAATTAAATTTTTATCGGTTACACGATCCGTTACTGGCATAAACTTCCTTTTCTTTTATAACTTTTATATAAATATTACGGACATGAAAAATGGGTGAAATTTCTTCCACCCATTACATAATGTAATATATTAGAAGCTTAACAATGCCCAGTCATAGTTCAATGTAGCATCAATCATTACTACATCTTCTGCTGACCAATCTAATGAACCAAAATTAACTTCTGATAAATACGCACCTTTAATTATCCATTCTTCAATTACTTCACCTAATGGTGATAATCCTTTCAATGTAATATCTTTTTTATATATCGATGCATATCCATCTCTACCAGTAGCTGATTCGTGATGAGTACGAACCCATTCCATGACAGTTTGCGCTCCAGATGGCATTATTGCATCATACATTGTGATTGCAATGCTATTCCACGAACTTTTACCTTTTAATTTTCGTTTAACATTGATGTGATCTAAAACAACTTCACCATTTGTCAAACTAGGTTTTGAAGCCGTTTTAATTAAAAATGCAGGAATTCCTCCAATTTCTAAAACAAACTTATGTTGATATTTTGGTTCCCATGAAAATGCTTTATCATAAAAATTAGTGTCTAGTCCGTAATCAGTCAATGTTATTGGGTAATCGCCAGTGTTATCCGGTGAACCTGCACCATTAGTATTGGTTGGGGCATTATTTAGATACGTAACCAATCCGGTTTTATCTGCTGCTGTTACATTGTATGGCATAATTATATCCTCGTTATTTTACATATAAATATACGTAAAGTAAAAAAGGCAGAACCAAAGTCCCACCTTAATTACATGTTTGGTTTAAATTTTATTATTCAGGAAATGCAGCACCAGTTGCTTGAATATTAAAATCTAAGATGATAAATTCAGCGGTTCTGGTTGGTTGCAAAAATAATTGACCATATAAAATATTTCTATCAATTACGTCTGGTGTATTATTTGTTGAATCCATTACAACTTTAAATGCAGACAACCCTTGATTTTGTTTCACTCCACCTAAGTAAGGATTCACAATGTTAAGGAATTTTTGACGAGTAGCTTCCGTGTTTTGGTCAAATACTAAATAACGAGTTGATGATGCAATAAATTTCTTAACTTCAATCAGCATACGACGCACATTTACTCGGTCTAATGCACTTGGCCTTGACTGTAATGTCTTTTGCCCCCAGATTACAATTGTATTGTTAGGGAACGTTGCAATAGGGTTTACGCGGTTCTCATACAGTGTATCTCTTTGTGTTTGTGATAAATTTACAGCGGTACCTACAGCTCTCAATCCACCTCTATTTAAACCAGCTGGTGCATACCATTGTGCTGACAATTTATCGTTATTAGATAGTGCTCCACCTACAACAACTGATGGTGGTACCCACAATAAACCGCCATTACCAATTGGATTATTCACTGATACCCATGGCCAATATGTTGCTGTATAATTATTATCAATTGTTCTTACTTGAGTAATTACAGTTTGCAATGAATCACCTTTTGCATTTGAATCCATAACATAGAATACATCTTGACGAGCTCGACATAAATTTCTAGCTTCAGAAGTAACTCCGCTATGTAAACTATCAACTACACCTGGTGTTAATAATACATTCATATCATAATAATCACTATTGCTTAACAAAGTAAATGCTTTGATATATGATCTTGTACCAGTTGCAGACGTTGAGCTACAATCAAATCCAAATGTATTTCCTGCTGTAATATTTGCTCCGGAAAATTTAGGTAAATTTGGACGCGCTCCATCAAAACCACCTTGCATTGGTACAATAAATTTTCTTGTGTTACTAGATACATTTGTTGCAAATGTTCCTGCTGAAAGTGCTGCTGACAATGAACCTGAATATGCAGTTGTTGCTGTTGGATAATTATAGGTTGCTGATTGTGATACATCGCCTAAGTAAAAATCAACATTGTTTCCTATTGTTGCACCTGTTGTTGGAATTGGAGCTAGATAGTTCATGTTAGATTTTTCGGTAAAATCAAATCCGTGATATACAAGTGGACTAACTCCATCACCTGTTATTTGATTTAATTTATAAGTAGCTGCTGGTAAATTAACACTACCAGATACAGACGGTATCGGAGAATACACTGCACGGAATCCGAAAGGAAACAATGTTTTATCAACTGATTTGTTTGTTACTGCTGCATCTACTTCTATTCTTACATATGGATTTGTATTTGCATAATCACCATTCAATGTAATTACGTTGTTGTCATCAATTGTTTGATATCTATCACCGATCTTTTTAACAATGTAATCTGGTGAATCTGGATTCAAACAACAATTTGTAAATGTAATTGCTGGTGGAATGGACGTATCAGTATCTGAATCAGTTATTTGGCCAAATACCGAATTTGGAATATTTGCTGTATCAACACGTCGAACAATAACATCAAAACGGGCAAATCCATCTTTGTCAATTACTTCGGTTGATGTTTTAATGTTTGCAATTGCAACTTTTAATTCATAGTTGGTTGGGTTACCATGTGATAACGAAACAAGTTTAAATAAGTTAGTTGCAGCTGTTCCAATTTTTTGTGATGTAATCCATGGAGTCTCTGCAGCTTTATAATCTTGCACAAATGCATATGTTGAGATTTTTTCCAATGACATTGACACTGCTGCTAAATTTGCAAGCAACGAAGATGTAAATGCTGCTTCATATTGTACATATGCAGGATATGCTTGCCCTTTAGGCGATTTTTGAAAAATTGTTGTAACATAATCAGAATCAGTAGGATTAATTGATGCTGAAATTGATGTACCTTCTGTATATGTAAAATTCGTAAACCCTGGTAGTGCCTGTGCTGCATATGATCCAGACAATTTTAAATTGAATCTACCATTAGTGTCAGTTGTTAATACTGAATCAGCAAAATAAGATGATGTTACTCCTACAGGCACAGTTGGATGTAAAATATGAGTTACATATTTTTGAGATCCGGAACTTGCTACGATTGCTAATGCACCATCTGTCAATGAATATCCATCTTCATACATTAAACGGGTTACTGTGATTACATTGCCTGATTGCAAATATTCATTTACTGCTACCGGTACATATGAGTCATCCGTAAACCCTCCAAATACACTATTAAAGTCTCCGATACTTGTAATTTGTATTGGGGTGTATGCAGGTCCTTTTAAGGTTGGTCCTACAACTGCTGCACCGATTTGTGCAATTGCTCCTGGTAAAAACGATTGATCAACTTCATTCGTAAATACACCAGGCGAAACTATTCGTTCTGCCATTAGTTACTCCTATGATTTTTTTTATATAAATATGTGGTTATTCCGTCAAACCAGTGTCTGTAGTAAATGTTCCGTCTACTACATTAATTTGGCCTTCGCCGTAACGGTCTCGCATTTTTTGTATTAATGCTGATTCTGTTTCTTGCAACGTTTCATATTCTTGCAAATAATTGCGTTGTTCTTGTTGTAACTGTTCTGATTGGCGTTGTATTGCATGAAGTTCAATTGCAATTTGTCCTAGTATGTTTGCATTTTTTGCAAATGATTCTCGCAGCAATTGAATTTCGTCTAAATGTTCTTTGTCTAGTTTTCTAGTCATAACTTGTTCTTTCTTTCATTTTATTATATGTAATTTGTTGCAATTATCCAAATTAAAATGTTAATAGGAAGGTTATTATTTTTATTTTAATTGTCAAGGAGTTGTAATGGTTATTTCAATAGGCTCACCTAATACTGGTATTAACATTTCATCTTCAGTTAAGAAATAAGCATTTTCTATTTGAAAATAAGACCTTTCATCGAAAATAGATATTCCATTTTTTACTGGCAAACCATAATACTTATTTAGTTGATTCATTGCTAAATCAGCCTCTTCAACTGTATTGAACTTATATCCTTTAATATATTGCATAATAGTCATTTATTAGTGTTTCAATTGCTACTTTATTGGCTGATTGTTCTGAGTTCCAATATATATATTCTTGATATTGGCAAGTTGTGGTAGTTCCTCCTGCGTGTCCAAATGAATTTATAACATTTCCTGCTGCTGGTGCTTGTGTAGCAGTTATTGGTAAAGCACTCCCATTTAAATAAACTGTTTTTAAATCACTTGCATTTTTTTCTGAAGTTGTTATAAAAGACCCAGTAGAAGTATTATTTCCGTGAGATAAACTTGCAGGCATTGCACTTCTTACATCTCCAGTTGTAGCGAACCAAGCAAAAGGTGTTTGACCATTTGTTCCTGCAAATGTTCCTGCAACTCCTATGTGTGCTATATTGTTAGTATTAGCAGTTCTATTAACAACACCAATTGATAAATACCTTGTATTCGGATTAATTCCAGTTGTTAATGTATATCTATCTGTTGTCCAAGTTGTTGTTGGTTTTGACAAAGCATCTCTAATCAAAAATCCATTCAAAACAATACTTGCTTGATTGGCTGGTGTTGATTGTGTTGAATGATTAGCATTACTACTTTGGTCATACCAAATTGAAACAAATGCATCCGCTGCTCTAGCTGTTGTTGTTTTAAAGTAAGGAACAACACTACCACTGTATCCACTAATTTGAGCACCCCAAATGTAACAACCTGAACTTGCTGTTCCAAGATAAGTTTGCGTTGTCCCATTGGTTAACCTTACTTGAAAACCAGTAGGTATTGATGTAACAGCTGAAGGAACAACTAATTCAACTTTCCACCAACCACTACCTACAGATGTTATAGTAGGTAAATTTGCAAAAGTGGTTGAAACAACTTCTCCTGTAGTTAAATTAATTCTTAAGACTTGAGAAGAACCAGCAATACCACTTACAAGGTCTACTATATTTCTTTCGGCTTCTTTTAAATAAACTGATAAAAAATAATTAGCACCATTATTAATAGTTCCTGATGCTTGAGTTAATGTATGCACATTGTTTACTGCGGTTTCTTGCAACTTATCAGCGTTACCTCCTCCAACTGGAGCAGAAATAACTCCAGTACCAACTGTAATTTGTGCTTTTGTCCAAGAAGTGTTAAAATCTTCTGATTGAAGCAAAAGATTATTACCAAAAAAAGAATTAAGTGAACTTATATCTAATTCATTATTAGAATCAAATCCAATATCTTGATCAGTATTATCAAATGACCTTCTTACTTTAATTGGTGAACCACTATAAGCATCTCTTAACTTTCTTAAAGAATAAGCAACTGCTGCATTAGGATATAAGTCCAATAACATTGATGAGTTTTGTATTAAACTTCTGTAATAGTGACTCATATTAACTTCCTTTAACTATCCAATATTCAACCCTACTTCCACTTACCCATTCAGCAAATATGATATTAAGTGTTGAAGTGGTATAAACTCCAGTCCCTAATTTAACCCATCCTGCTGGGACTGTAGGAGCTGATCCACTATTATGGTATATTTTTTGAACTATTCCTAGTTTTGCGTTTGTTAAGTTATCTGTAATAGGACCTGTTCCTGCAGACCCAGAGGAATTGTAAATATATGAAGCTGAAAAACTAACAACAACTCCTGTAGTAGATGTAGATAGTAATAAATTTGAGCCATCTCCATAAAATGATCCTGTAAATGATCCTGTGGTATAGGATGAGGTAAATGAGTTAAATGATGCAGTGGTAACTAAAGATCCAGTATCAATCGTTGCACCGCCTATCAAATATGATGCTGTTAACGCATATGAAGCCGATGTTACAACGCCAATTACATTTGATGCAGTTACAAATGATGATGTTGAAGCAAAACTTGAGCTTACTGCATTTAAAACATAGCTAGCTGTTGTAGCGGTTCCAAGTAAAGATCCTGTAAAACCTCCTGTAAAACCTCCTGTAAATGAACCACTAAATGATCCAGTGTTTGAAAGAAATTGGTCTATTCTATTAGCTGTTACAATAAGTGAAGGAATACCTGGTACTACTCCGAATGCAGATTCTGCATGTAAACGAACGTTTGCATCTGGTGAATACCACATTAGTTGGAAGTAATCATTTGCAGCTGCATTAGCAAAGAAGTTCCATGCTGCTACTTGATGATCCGCGTTACCAGTTAATTGTATTGATGTTGCAGTATCTGTTAAATCTGTTCCATTTTTTCTAAGCCATATCCATATCTCATCTTTCCCAGCATCGCTTTTATCTATTTGAGCAGAAAATTGTATATCATATACACCGGCATTTTCTACTTTAATATATGTGTTGAATGGATTTGTTGAACCGGAAATAGATACACCATTTGTAATGTCAGTTGTATTAAGAGACATTGATCGAGCTGTACCCGCTACATTTGTTTGTGTTTGTGTAGAATAAAAGCTACCATAAGATCCAGTTGCTGTATTAAAAGAAGATCCTCCTCCACCAGTTGAAGAAATTGTAACTTGTCCTAAACCGTTTGTTGGAGATAATGTAACATTAGGTCCTGCTAACAATTGTGTAACACCACCATTCATTGCATATGAAGCCGTTACTGCGTAAGATGATGAAATTATGCTATTAGAACCATATGGCCCGTATACATTGGAAGCTGTTACATAACTTGCTGTCGATGCATATGATGCACTTAACACCGTCATGGATGCCGTTTGTGAAGTTAATACATACGGTGCTAACATTGATGCAGTAACGCTGTTTAACGTGTAGCTTGATGTTGCTGCGGTTAATGAATTAACTTGTCCTTGTATTGAACTAGTAAATGTATTAAATGACGATGTAGTAACTAATGAACCCGTATCTATCGTTATACCACCAATTAAATATGAAGCAGATATGGCATATGACGAACTAGTAACAGTTCCTACAACATTTGACGCAGTTACAAATGAAGCGGTTAATGCATTATTTGCCCATGATGAAGTACCAATTAACGGTCCGGTAAATGATCCAGTAAAACTACCCGTAGTATATGAAGCTGTAAACGCGTTGAAAGAAGCTGTAGTTACAAATGAACCAGTACCTCCGATTAAGTGTGATGCTGATATAGCATATGATGCGCTTGTAACTGTTCCTACAACATTAGATGCTGTTATATAAGATGCTGTAGCTGCGGTTCCTAAAAGTGAACCTGTAAATGAACCTGTAAACGATCCTGTATTATATGATGAAGTAAAAGAGTTAAATGATGATGTGGTAGTATATGATGTTAAATCATCAGTGGTTGATATTGTGTAATTCCCAGTTGCTTTGTTAGGAAATTCAAGGATGACATCAGTTGCTGTGACATTTGTTATTTGAAAGCCAGCACTAGCCGTTTCGGTTCCAAATCCGATAAAATTACTACTTACAGTAACGCCTTCTCCAGATGAACTTCTAATTATTTTAATACCACCAGGTATTATAGCTGTAATATAGTCAGGTGCAACAAAATCATCAAGTGCTACAAATCTATCTAAACTATATATTGCATTAGTAGTCTTATTGCCTATATCAGTAACTTGTTGTAAGTACTGACTACCACCGGCAATTGCATATGATGCAGTTATTGCACGTGATGCAGTTCCCGTTAACGTACCTGTAAAACTTCCGGTAAACGATCCGGTTGTATAACTACTAGTAAAGCTATTGTAACTGCTTGTAAGTGTGTTGATACTTGAAGTTAGGGTATTTATCCTAGTATCAAACGATGCACTTACTGATGCTTGACTAGCAGTATATGAGTTGAATGATGCCGTGGTAACTAAAGACCCAGTATCAATTGTAGGTATTGGTAAATTTGTTAATCCACTGCCATCTCCCTGAAATGAACCTGTAAATGAAC